TTTACCTTGTAGTGTTGCATCAATTACATTACTTAATAATTCATTTGTAACTTCACCTTGTCTTAATAATTTCGTATATCCATTTGCTTCCGCTTGAAATATTTGTTGTAATACATTTTTCAAATTAAACGAATCATCTTTTGCCTGTTTAGTTCCTGCTGCAACTGCAACTGTTGTTTTTTCTAAATTAGTAGGTATAGTTGCATTCATTGTTGTATTAAGTGTTGAAACTGCAGTTGTCAAATTTGTAGTTTCTTTTGCCGTTCCTGCAGGGGCCGATATTGATACTGAACCTACCATATCTCTTAAATTTTTCATAAAAGCAGTATTTTCATTCATATATCGTGCACCTCCTGAAGCTTGAAATTGCTCAAATGTTTTTGGAAAAGACTTTTTTACTTTTGCTTCATACGCCAAATATTCCTCACTAGATGATTTGGAATACATTGTTATAAGTTTTTGGAACGAGGCTAATTTAATTTTTTGTGCACCAATTTCTTTATCTACTTTTTCTTTATAATCTTTTAATCCATACTGGTCTAATACAGATGTTGGGTCTTTGGCATCCATCATTTTTTTCATAACTTCGGCTAATTGGTCATCTTTAATATACCCAGCTTTTACCAATTTTTGGTAATCACCTATAATATTTTGTTGGTCTGCCCCCTTCATTGTCACACCACTTGCTGCAAATGCTCCTGACATTTGTTGTTTTAGGTTACCCGCTGCAAAAATACTCGCTGCTGATTCAACCAGTGCATCAGCTGCGGCCATGTCCTTTATGTTTTGTTTCTCATAGTATAATGACCACTTTGCTCTATATGCTGCTTCTAATTGAATTCCTGCCAGTCTTTGTTGCTGTTCAGCCATTAGCATTACTAATCTTTGTTTTTGTTCAAATTTTAACAATTCTAATCTCTGTGCTTGCTCTAATCCCAATTTTCTTCCTGCATTTGCAACTTCGGTTTTTAACATTTGGTCGGCTATTTGTTTGCCAGCTTCTGCATTTGCTGATAATTCACCACTCATGCTTCCTCCACTGCCTTGTAGTAGTGCCATCAATGCGGTTGTACTCATACCTGTTGCCTGTGCTAATGCCTGTCTTTGGAATGCATTCATTGCATTTATATCCATACCACCCAATGATGATTTTAATGCATTTGCAGCACCGACACTATCATTGGCCATTAATCTAGCTCTTACTTCTGAAAGATTTACATTACGGCCCAACATTGCCGATAAACTCATTTCAGATTTTATACTATCTTTATAATTTAACACCATTGAGTCAGTTGCTCCTAACATTTCTTTATATGAAACTGACATTTTACTAAGTATTCCAGCTTCCCTTACTAAATTGTTGTAATTCATATCAGCAAACTTTGCAATTTCTTCTGCAGCGTTTGATATTTCACCAAAAAGTGTAGACGCTATTAACCCATTTTTTTCTGCAAATACACCGAGTCCACCTATTAAATTAGATGCCATTTCACCGGATATTTTTGCACCAATTTTGAATAACTTTGTCATATTCAAAACATCATCAGTAGACCCTCCAAAATATTTAGAAAGGGCAGCTGCTTGTTCTGTTATTTTGGTCATTGATTTTGCACCATATCCGAATGCGGTTTGGAATTTTCCCATTGCCGTTGCAATCTCTTGAGAAGAACTACCCACTGCTTTAAGAGCTCTTTCTGATATTTTTTGATATTTCGTTATAAATCTAAGTCCCATTTGTTGTAATGCACTTCTTTTTTCATTCTCCGCATCCAAAGTTTGCATTGCTTGTTGTTGACCGAATACCAATGCATCTTTTTTCAATCCAATTTCATACTCAATTTGGTCTTTTACTAAACTTTGATTATATTGAAGCATTTCCATTGCACCTTGCTTCTCATAATTAAAAACATCTTGTTGTAATTGTTGTTTTAATTCCAAAGGTTTCTTATATAAAAATTCTGCGTCAATTTTTCTAAATGCTTCAGTACCTTCTAAAGATTTGGACATTTCGGCTATACCACCTGCTCCTAACATTTTATTACCGGACATCATTTTCATTGTAGATAATGCCTTTGCTGCACCACCACTATTCCAAAAATCATAAGCCATTTTTGCAAGGCCACCAAGTGCAGCTGCGGGGCCTGCGATTCTTAATAAATTACCACCCAAAGATGAAAGGCCTTTTGCACCTTTGTTTAATGCACCTTTACCAAACATTTTTTCACCAACCGAATTATGAAATTTTTTAACTACACTTTTTGGTAGAAAGGTTTCTGCTAAATCAGTAACTTTACCCAGTCCCAATTTGTTAAACATTTTTTTACTTCTGGATGCAGCTGCTGAATCTTTTTCTTCTTTATTTCCACCACCATTAGATTTTCTACTATTATCTTCTAATACCTGAATCAACCTATTTATTGAGGACGCTAAATCATTTGATTCTCCTGGAACATAATTTGATATTCGTGAGTTTTTTACATTATTATTTTTTGGTCGTCTTTTGGCCATAGTGTTTATATTACTTTACATTATATAAATATCATTTTATCCGTTTTATCTCCTTATTGTTTTACTTGTTGGAGTGGATTTGTTAGGAGGTTTATTTACATTTTCTGCAATACCTCTCTCCGTTTCTTTTGATTCTATTAATTCGTTCCAATAAAATTCTCTTAAACGCACGGGCATATAATACACATCATGCCAAGTAAATCCACCATTGGAGTTGTATATTAAACTAAATATCTTTTTGTGTAAGAATTGTGAATAATTAGTCGGCAGGGTAAAAAAAGTCTACCCCAATTGGTACTTTTAACGCCTCCTTTTCGCCGGTAAAAGGTGATACATATTCAAATGTAAAATCTACATCCGGAGTTATTTCATTTATATATTTTCTAAGTGCTTTAGAATCTGCTGCCTGTAATTGATTCATAACAAAATTGCTGATATATCCCAAATCTCTATTACCATCCACCTCTATAATAATTCTTCTATATCTAGATGTAATTTCATTTGGTTGTTTTGATATTTTTTCACTTGCTTCTGTATCTTTTTGAATTGCCATTTCGTCAGCATGTGTTAACAATTTAAATTTAATTGCAACTTTTGTTTTTGGAAGTAAAAAATCATATTCATTATTTCTATTTAATATTGATTCATCTACTTCTTTAATACTTAATTTAGAAATGTCAACTTTAACATTTACTGGTTCATTTTCAATAGGGTCGTTAATTACTACATCGTATTCAGGACCATATGCTAATACTCTACTTGCAACTAATATTGCGTTTTTATCACCAATTACTAAATCATCCATTTTAATATTATTATCTACAATTATAGATTCTAATAACTTATCCAAAACAATTCCTTTACGAATTAAGTTTGTAGAAGTTAAAATATCTTCTTCTTTTGCAGTCAATAATTTAATAGTAATTTCACCAGATGCTAACGGATGTGTTTCAGGATATACTAATCCTTTACTTGCTAAACTAATAACCTCCGTTGGAAATGGGTATGATTTTTTCTGTGTTTGTTGAGCGGGTGTTGATAACCCTCTTGTAACTTGTTGTTCTATGTTTTGTTCCATAATAAAATATAACTTTGTGTTTAATAATATATATACACTTTTTAAAAAAATAAAAGGGATACTTTGTGGGTATCCCTTTCGTTTATTATTTTTAGTCTAAATTAGAATTCTAAGATAGCGTAATCGTAAGTTAAAGTTAATTCAATTGCAACTGGGTCGTTTGAACTCCAATCTAAATCACCGAAATTAGCTTGAGTAATAAATGCACCTTTTAAAGTCCATTGTTCTACCTTATCACCTACCGGGCCTAAGATATAGAATGTAATGTCTTTTTTGTAGAATGCAGCGTATCCATCTCTACCTGTTAACGACTCATGTGATTGTCTAATCCACTCCATAACTTGTTGTGCACCTGATGGTACGATTGGGTCATAAAGTGTAATGTTTACATCATCCCATGTAGATTTTCCTTTAATCTTTCTTTTTACGTTAATGTGGTCTAATTCAACAACTTCCGATGTGAATGTAGGTCTACTTGCAGTTTTAATGATATACGATTCTATACCGTTAATTTCCATAATGAACCTATTACTTAACTTCGGTTCAAAGTTCTTATAGAAAATTTTATCAAACTCTAATATTTCTGGCATTTTACTTTATTTTTTAATTCTTTTATATAAATATCTATTTCTTAAATTATCCGTTAAATGCTGCACCAGTTGGTAAGATGTTGAAATCAATTTGAATGAATTCAGCGGTCTTAGTTGGTTGTAAGTAGATAGCACCTTTAAGGATGTTTCTATCAATTACATCTGGAGTATTATTTGAATCATCCATTACAACACGGAATGCGTACAAACCTTGTCTTTGTTGGATTGATTCTAAATAAGGGTTAGCAATATTTAAGAATCTATTTCTTGTCTCTGCGGTGTTTTGTTCAAATACTAAGTATCTTGAAGTAGATGCGATGTATTTTCTTACAGTTAATAATAATCTTCTTACATTAATTCTGTCTAATGCAGATGGTTTATCTTGTAATGTCTTTTGACCGAATACTACAATACCTTGTCCTGGGAATTGTACGATTGGGTTTACTTTACCTTCGTATAATTCATCTTT